TCCAAAATGACGGCGAACTTAGCAGAAACGGGGAAGCGGTGAAACGGAGAAACGGAGAACCGGGAAAACAAAGGATGAAAAATCAATCCAACCTGGATGAAGATTAATGATTGCGAGGTTTATATTTCGATATCGGCTGCGCAGACTGGCCCTGAATTTGAGCATCAGGGCCCTGGCAAATTCTATCGTTCGAATTCGGAGGATTAATGGCGCGAGAGCATGATCTGGAGATCCGGTTTCAGGCCGAGGAACTTTTCGTTGAGCAGCGCCTCACCCATGAAGACATTGCGGAGCGGCTGGACATCGGGCTGAGCACGGTGAAGCGATGGTCGGTAGATGGCAACTGGAAAGCACTTCGGGAAGAATATTTCGAGCGGCGCCGCATGCTAAAGACCAACCTGGCCAAGCTCAGGGAAAACATGATGGAACGGGCCGCAAGCAATTTGGACCCCCAGGATGTGTATGCGGTGATCCGTTTGGAAAAACTGGCCAGGGAGCGGGAATCCAAGGGGCAGGAAAACACTGCGCCGGATGTGGACCGGCCCAAGATTTTTTTGGAAGACATGGAGTTTGTGGCCGGGGTCTTGAAAGACGTGGACCCGCAAGGGCTTAAGGTTCTGGCCAGAAATTTTGATGTGATCGTCCAACGGTTCAAGGAGCAACATGCGGAAACGGCCTAAACTCACAGAGCATAAGTTCGATCAATGGGCGGATGATCTGAAGTCCTGGATACAGGAGTCTGTTTCTCCGTTCGAGGATGATACGCCGGAAAAGCAGGCCGAGCGCATTGAACGCGCCAAATGGGACAAGCTGTTTTTTATGAAGACCTATTTGCCCCACTACTTCACGGCGGCATTCGGCGACTTCCATGAGGAATGGGGCGACCTTGCGGAAATCCGGGATGAGTGCGTATTTGTGGCCGCGCCCAGAGAACATGCCAAATCCACATTTTTCACTTTCGGCGATCCCATACATGACATCTGTTATGACCTGCGCTGGTTCGTTATTATTGTTTCGGACACCAACGACCAGGCCACGGGCTTCACCCTGCCCATCCGCCTGGAGCTGGAAGACAACCCAAGAATCAAAAACGATTTCGGCAAGTTTCGCGGGGGCGTCTGGAAAAACAATGATTTTACAAGCAAAAACGGCGTGCGCATTCTTGCACGGGGAAAGGGCGAAAAAGTCCGGGGTCTGAAAAACCGTCAGCACCGGCCCGACAAAGTCATCGTGGATGATTTTGAAAACGATGAAAACGTAGAAAATCCCCGGCTCGTGGAAAAAGGCATCCGCTGGCTCAGGCGGGCCGTGATCGGATCGATGGGCGAGGGATACACGTTTTTGATGATCGGCAATCTCTTCCATCCTAAATCCGTGCTATCGCAGTTCATTGCGGAAAAGGATGAGGACGGCACGCCTCTATATGTGTCGAGGATCTACCGGGCCTGGATCGATTACGGCAAGCCGGATCAGCGGCCCCTGTGGCCGGCACGGTGGCCTGCGGAACGCCTGGAGAAAAAGCGGCGCCAGATGGGCACGGTGGATTTCAACGCCGAAATGATGAATCTCACCGGCGCTGAAGACAGCCCGTTCCGGGAAGAGTGGTTTCGATATTATACCCGAATCGAAATCGTCAATCATGTGTTGCAGGTGGCCACATTCGTGGACCCGAGCGCAACCAGCACGGAATCATCAGATTTTAAGTCGGTGATTACGGTCAGCTCGGAACAATACGAAAAACTCATTTTCCGGTGCCTGCATGCCTGGATACGCAAGGCCACCGTTGGCGAAATGTTCGGGGCCTCATATCACCAGGTGGATCATTATGGCGGCCAAATCGGGATCGAAGAAAACATGTTCAAGGATTTTTTGCACGAAGCCATCCAGCAGGAGGCAAAGCGCCGCAATCGATACCTGCCCTGGATGCCGGTGCATCATTCCGGAAACAAGCGGGCACGGATCGTCGGTTCCCTGAGCTACCTGGTCGAACATGGCCTGATATTGTTCGAGAAGAATCACAGCGACCAGGAGCTGCTTGTTGAGCAGCTCATTTATATCGACAATAAAAATGTCAATGACGACGGCCCTGACGCGCTTGAGGGCGCGGTGGGTCTGCTGCAGGGAAGTGGCGGACCCGTTGAATATCAATCCGTATCAAAACGCCGGTTTGCGGATCGGAAAGGAGCCTATTAGGATTGACGATTTACTATTAAAAATTGACGATTTAAGGGCTTTGTTTTTAACAATTTTCAATTTTCAATCGTAAATTTTCAATTGAAGGGGATTTAAAAATGGTCATGCTTTACGATCAATTCGGCAGGGAGACCCGGGTGGACAAAAAACCCGAAACCCGTGAAGTGGCGGTAACTGCGGTGCGGGACCGGTGGTCTACGTATCCGAGCCAGGGTTTGACGCCCCAAAAACTTACCACGCTGTTCAAGCAGGCGGATGGCGGGGACGTGTACCGACAGGCCGAGCTGTTCGAGGAGATGGAAGAAAAGGACACACATTTGTTTTCCCAGCTACAGACGCGCAAGAATGCGGTGCTGGGTCTTGATTATAGCGTGACCCCATATTCCGAAAGCGCGGAAGATAAAAAAATCGCCGATTTCGTGTCAGAAAATCTGCTTAACATCAATGATTTTGACGACGCCCTGCTGGACCTGTTGGATGCCGTGGGTAAGGGATATTCCATGTCAGAGCCTATGTGGGCCGTTGATAACCGGAAGGCCGTGATCGAGGGCCTGCGGTGGATACACGCTAAAAAAGCCGTGTTTTACGATCTGGGCGCGGGATCGTGGGAAAAATCCTATGAAATGCCCCGCGTAATCACGGAGGCCGAGCCGGTCAAGGGCGAAATCATGCCGCCGTTCAAGCTGGTATATCACCGGTACAAGGCGCGTTCGGGATACGATACCCGGGCCGGGGTTTTACGGGTGTGTGCCTGGATGTATCTCTTCAAAAACTATTCGATCAAAGATTGGGTGGCGTTTCTGGAGGTTTTCGGCATTCCTCTGCGCCTGGGCAAATATGATCCGGGAGCCAACAAATCCGACAAGGACGCGCTCGTTGAGGCCATAAGCAGTTTGGGGTCGGATGCCGCCGGCATTATTTCAAAAAACACCGAAATCGAATTTGTGGAAGCGGTCAAAGGAAAATCCACAGAAAATCCGTTCAAGGGCTTGGCCGATTTCTGCGACGCGCAGATGTCCAAGGCGATCCTGGGGCAGACCCTGACCACCCAGGAGGGATCGTCAGGCAGCTATTCCCTGGGACAGGTGCACGATTTAGTGCGCCATGATCTGATCAAAGCGGACTGCGAGGCCCTGGCAAAGACCCTGCGCTTCCAGGTCGTGCGGCCCCTGGTGGGATATAATTTCGGATGGGACAAACCCCTGCCCCGGTTCAAGTTCAAGTTCGAACCTCCCGAAGATCTCAAAGCGATCTCCGAGGTGTACATAAATCTTTCGGGAATTGGTTACGAGTTGACGGCGGAGCATGTGTCGGAGCGGTTCAAGGTTCCTCTCCCTGAAAAAGGCCAGGCGATTTTACAGCCCATGAGTTCCGGCCCAATGGCCATGAAACGCACGCATTCGCTCCAGGCTGCGAGATCGTTGATATTGACGGGGAAACATACTCGCCTCACAGGGAAAGCCGATCCCGGGCCGGATTATGACGCCCTGCAGCAGGAAATAGAGGATCTGGCAGATGATTCCTTGTCTCTTGCGGCCGATGCATGGAAAGGGATCGATGCGCCGGTCCGGAAACTGATCGCATCTTGTTCGAGCCTCGATGAAGTCCGGGACCGGATATTCGAGGTTTACGGGGACCTGGACCCAAGCGATCTTGAAAAACTGGTGCGCGACGCCCTGGTCACGGCGCTTTTGACGGGAGCTGCGGACGCGGCCGGCAACCCCCGGGGGAAACGGTAATTTATGGAAGTAACGATACGGATAGCTGGTGAAGAAAGGGTAATCACGGCGCTGGATCAGATCGGTGACCGGGCCGGAGATCTCAAGAGGCCGCTGGCGGATTTCGGTGAGAGGCTGGTTCGGAGGATCTCGAAACGATTGTCCGGCCCGGCGCTCAAGGAACGAACCGGCAGGCTCAAGGGCAGCCTGACCCACGAGGAAACCAATGACAGCCTGGAGGTATCTGCCGGCGGGGCTGACGAGGTGGACTACGCGGCCATACATCATTTCGGAGGCACCATCAAACCGAAAAAAAAGAAGTTTTTAACCATTCCCTTTCCGGGCGGACCTGCGGACCAAAGGGTTCCGCTAAGGGCGGCTGATTTTAACGATACGTTTGTGGCAAAAGGAATCATTTTCCAAAAAAGGGGCAAGGACGATATCGAGCCGCTGTTTATACTCAAAAAATCCGTTGAGATACCGGCCAGCCCGTACATGTATGCGGAGGAATCCGACGTGGAATATCTCAGCAATTCCATCGCTGATTTTATAGCAGGAGCGTGGTCGTGAAAGTAATGCCGTTTGCAGAAGCCGTTGAATATTTTCGGGACAAGTTTGCCATGACCGATGCGGAATATAAAAAGCTGGTCGCTGAGGTTGGAGAGTATGCCGCCAGCCTGGCGTTTACGGTGTCTAAGATCGCGGCGGCGGACTTGCTTCAGGACCTGCACGGCGAGATCCTGAATGCCATCGAGGAGGGCGGAACGTTCTGGGACTTCCGGGAAGGCATCGACGAAATCATGGCCCGGCGAGGCTGGGAAGGCCTGGCGCCCTACCGGCTGGACAACATCTTCCGCACCAACATCCAGACCGCCTACAATGTGGGCCGACACAAACAGATGAAGGCCGTCGCGGACCGCCGGCCATACTGGGAATACGACGCAGTGAACGATACGCACACGCGGCCCAAGCACCTGGACCAGGACAAGAAGATATATCGTCACGATCATCCGTTTTGGAATGTGTGGTACCCGCTAAATGGATTTCGTTGCAGATGCCGCGTGAATTCTCTTTCGGCGGAAGAAATGAAAGAAGAAAGCCTTAAAGAGGAGACGAAGGGCACGGACCTACAGCCGGACGAGGGCTTTCGGTACAACCCGGCAGAGCAGCAATGGCGGCCGGACCCGGAGAAATACGACCCGGCGCTTCGGTCGCAACTGGAGGATTGGATATGGGATTAAAAATATTATACGCCGGTTTAAAGGTGAGAAAATGAAAGCATTCTATATTTTAAAAATGATCGACGGGGCCCCGGATACGTTTCAGGTGTTGCCGTATGGACAGATCGATATCGAAGGAGAGCCACCGGCATTTCTGGATGATGAAGGCATGGACTCTATCATTGCCAATTTCGAGCGGCGGGGCAACCGGATGGTCGTGGATTATGAACATCAAACCTTGAAAGATGTGCAGGCACCGGCCTCCGGATGGATTTCCCAAATGATCAACAAGGGACAGGAGGGTTTATGGGCAGTGGTGGAATGGACCGAAAAGGCAAAAGAATATATCGCAAACAAAGAATATCTCTACTTCTCACCCGTATTCTGGGTTACCGCCAAGGAGCGCAAGGTTGTGGCAATCAAAAATATTGCCCTGACCAACGATCCAAAAGTCAACCATTTAAGGCCGATCATCGCCAAACTGGCATGGTCGAATGAATATAAATCAAAAACCGAAAACAATGGAGGTAAGGCTATGTGGGACAAACTTAAAAAACTGTTCGGGATGCCGGATGATGCCGGCGAGGAAAAGGTGATCGAGGCCGTTGAGACCGTAGTGGCCAAAAACAAAGAACTAGAAAAGGCGGCTGAAAAAAAACCGGTTGAAATCGTGGCCTGCAAGGAAGTGCTGGACGTGCTCAAGCTGGGTGAAGATGCGGACAAGACCGCAGTGATCGCGGCCATCGGCGGCCTGGGCAAAACCGATGACGTGGCACAAAAACTGAGTCTCCAGGTGGCCAAGCTTTCACAGGAATTATCCGAAATGAAACAGAGAGACCTGGTGGAACTGGCGTTAAAAGATGGCAAAACCAGCCCGGAGGAACTGGCCGCATGGGGCACGGATCTGGCGAAAAACAACCCGGAACAATTCGAGCTGATCGTGTTGTCCAGGCCGGAGGGCAGCGTGATCCCGGTCAAAAAGATCGGCCATAAGCAGGATCCAAAACCCGGCGAGGCCGATGACGTGCAGCTTTCCATCAACAAGATGATGGACATCGACGAAGAAACCTGGAAGAAGTACAACTCGGACGCGCAGGCGGGATAGAAGATCAGAAGGTTAGAATGGACGAACATCGAACATCGAACGTCTCTCCGAGCCGTAGGCTGCTACGAGCCGGAGGCCAACATCGAATGATGAATTAAAAGAAGAAACGGAGGTAAAACATGACAGCATTAACGGCAGATAAAAAACTTGAATATACCGAGGGTGTGGAAGTCAGCACCCCGGTGGGTGACGCCCAGGAAATATTTAACGGGGCGTTTGTTTGCGTCAACGCCACCGGCTACCTGATTCCCGGAGACGACGCCACCGGTATTATTTTTCACGGGGTGTCCAGGGAATATAAAGACAATTCACTGGGCAGCGACGGCGACCTGAATTGCAATGTCCGGCGCAGGGGGCTGGTCAAGGCGATTATGGACACGGCCATCACCCAGGCCAACGTGGGGGACAACGTGTTTCTTGTTGACGATCAGACCGTGGATCTGACCGGCAACGTAACCTACAACATTTTTTGCGGCATCATCGCCGGGTACATCGACACCACCCATGCATGGATCGACATCGAGCCGGCCATCCGCCAGGCGGACGTTGCCACACATATCGCGGATGCCAGCGGCGCTCATGCGGCCAGCGCGATATCCGGCGCCGATGCCGGAGGGTTTACCTCGGAAACCGAGCTGGAAGGCATGACCCAGGAGATCTATCAGAGCCTGCTCACCGCTAAAGGCATTATCGATATTCCAATGCCCACCATTACCAACGCAGGCGTTGCGCTGGCAGCATTTTCAAACGCTGACGATCCGCTGCCGGGATTTTGCGTGACTGCCGAGGGCCTGGGCATCAGGTGGAACAATCACGGCACGCCCACACCGGTCGGTACAAAGGCCATGATCCCGCCGGATATGGATATTACCGCCAACGCGGTGCTCCATATTCTTGCTGCCAAGGTGGGAGCGACCGAGGGCGATGCCACGAAATTCACGATTGAAGCGTTTAACAACGTGGTGGATGCGCTCTATGACGCGGATGCGGATTTCGGTGGAGACACGGACGCCATGACCGGGGATGCAACCAGCAAGACCGTTCAGCACGTAACGCTCACCCTGGCTCTGGCAAACCTGGCAGCCTATCCGGCGGCGATGGAGCTGACCATCCAGCCCAAGGACGGAACGCTCGGCACTGATGACGTGATCATGCTGGCAACCTGGATCGAATATCAGAAAAAGCTGCTGGCAGCGTAAACCCGTAATTATAAGAAAAAAGGAGATAAAACCATGATTATCAATCAGGCAAGTTTAACCGGGATTTACAAATCCTTTTCCACGATTTTCAACCAGGCCTTCGATGCGGCGCCGAGCCAGAAGGACCTGGTGGCTATGACCGTGCCCAGCACAGGAAAGAGCGTGGATTATAAGTGGCTGGGAGATTTTCCCATGATGAGGGAATGGCTGGGAGATCGGGTAATAAAAGATCTTTCGGCGTTTCATTACGAGATCGTCAACAAATCCTATGAGGCCACCATCGAGGTGGACAAGGATGATATCAAGGACGATCAGGTCGGCGTGTACACGCCTATGATCCAGGGCATTGGCCAGGCTGCCAAAAATCATCCGGACATCCTGGTATTTTTGCTGCTGGCGGCGGGATTTGAAACCCTTTGCTTTGACGGACAGTACTATTTCGACGGCGACCATCCCGTTGGAGAGGGGTCCGCATCCAATGACGGCGGAGGCTCGGGCAATCCCTGGTATCTCCTGGATCTGTCACGGCCCATCAAACCGATTATTCTCCAGATCCGCCAGAAGCCGGAGTTCGTAGCTCAGGACCGGCCTACTGACGAAAACGTGTTCATGAGAAAGAAATACCGCTACGGCGTGGATGACCGTAAAAACGTCGGCTACGGTCTCTGGCAAATCGCCTACGGCTCAAAGGACACCCTCAATGCCGCCAATTATGCGGCCGCCCGTGCAGCCATGATGGCATACACCAAAGATGACGGGGTCACCAAGCTGGGAATCCGCCCAACGCATTTGGTCTATGGACCGACAAATGAGTCCGCCGCCAGAACCCTGATCGTCAATGAGCGGAATGACGCCGGTGCCAGCAACCCCTGGTATAAGACCGTGGAACCGGTGCTGGTTACCTGGATGGACTAAAGGGCAGAAGATAAGAAGATAAGAAATTTAGAAAAAACCTTTACGAACAAGGAGAGATAACATGATTCGGATTATTTCAAGAAAAGAAGGGTTCCGCAGGTGCGGGGTCGCCCATACGGAAAAGCCCGCCGATTATGAAGATGATCGGTTTACCGAAAAAGATCTGGAGGTTCTGAAGGCAGAGCCCATGTTGATCGTTCAGGAGCTGCCGAACCCGCCGGAAGACCCTCAATGGGCAACTATCGCGGAAATCAAAGCGACGCTAAATAAACTTGGAATCGAATACCCTGTGAAGACATCAAAAGCGGACCTTATAAAACTGCTGAAAGACAACACCGCTGCACCGTCCGAGGAATAACCGATGCCATACTGCACCCAAGACGACATTTTAGAGCAGATCGACGAGGCCGCGCTCATCCAGTTGACGGACCCTCTCGGAGCGGCGATTGACGATGACGTGGTGTCGCGGGCCATCGAGGATGCGGATGCCACCATCGACTCGTATTGCCAGGGCAGGTACACGGTGCCTCTCGACCCTGTGCCTGCCAAAGTCCGGCAGATCAGCGTGGATATCGCCATTTACAACGTATTTTCCAGGCGGGCGGACACCGCGCCGGATATCCGCAAGGACCGGCAAAAAGAGGCGATCCGCTGGCTGGAGAAGGTCAACAAGGGTGATATTCCCCTGGGCGCCGCCACTCCGGCGGCGACAAACACAAAGGACACGGTAATCATAAAGTCCAATGATCGGATCTTTGATCGCGACAAAATGAGCGGGTTTTAGTCATGCATGAATTCGAGGAGCTGGAGCAGATTGTACTTGACACGCTTTTGCCGCTAAAGGCCCAGGGTGTGAAAACCCTGGAGCTTTACGCGGGGCAGGCAGAGGCCGGGGATATCGAAGAGCTGGCAAGAATGACGCTTCTTTTTCCTTGCGTGTATGTGGTGGCCACGGGTCTGGCGCTTGTGCACAAGGACCGGTATGACGAAGAAGATATCGGCATCATGCTCCTGATTGGAGACCGGAACCTGAGAGGAACGGAGGCGGCCAGGCTCGGGGACACGACAAGCATGGGAGTCTATAAAATCCTGGAGGGTACCGAGGCATTATTGCACAGGCAGAAGATACACAGCTCCGGCGTCATGCTGCTGCGTTCCTCGGCTCCGCTATATCTTGCGCCAAAAAAAGGACTGTGTTTTTACGCGGCCAGATACGAGTTTAAAACCATAAAAACCTGAAAGGTTCCACGTTCACGGTTCACGGTTCCTGGTTAAAATCTTAAACCCCTGAACCATTAAACCTCTGAACCTTGAACCTCAAAAAAGGAGGACAGACAATGGCATTAGCATCAAACGCGGATAATATCCGCTATTACGGCACGGGCAGAGCCTATGCCGGAGAGGTGGGCGAGGCGTCGTTCGACGATCTGGGCGAACTGGAGAATATCAATTTCGCCCTCACGGTTACGACCGAAAAACTCAAGAGCACGCGGAATGCGTCCAGGGCAACACTCATTGAAAAAGAGACGGAGCGGGATGCAACCTTGACGTTCGGACTCCGTGAGATGACCAACGAGAACCTGAAAATGACCCTGCTGGGATCGGCGATCAATACCGACAACCAGAGCGCGAGCCATGTTTATCAGAACGTGGTCGGGGCGGCTGCGGACGTGGCCCTGGAGGATGATCTTTATATCGATCTCGGGAAATTGAACGTTTTTACTACCAAGCTTACCGGGACAATCACCGGGGCGCTCGCAGCGGGCGACACCGTAACAGGGGGAACGTCGGCTGCTACCGGCAAGATTGCCTATAAGGACACCGGCTATATCGAACTGGTCAATGTTTCCGGAACCTTCGTGGCCGGAGAGGAGGTATATGAGACGGAGAGTACCAATTATATCACTCCCACGGGCGTGGAGACGCTGGAGGATATTGTGGTCACCGATGCGGCCGAAACCACCCGGCGCGTGCAGGGTGATGACTACACCCTGGACGTGGATTACGGCTACATCCGCAAGCTCAGCACCGGGGGCATTATCGATACGGATCTGATCTCATATGATTACGAGGCCGTGAACCGCTCGTACATATGGGGTATGTCCGCAGGATCTGTCGAGCGAAAGCTGATCTTTGTTTCCGACAAGGACGATAACGGCATCCGCCAGAGGTGGACGTTCCACAAGGTCAACATTCTGCTCAACGGCGAATTTCCGCTGATCGGCGAAGGGGCGGCGATACTCGCGGT